AACATTATATTATTATTGTTCAAACCATGGCGGAATGGGCGGTCAGGCAAATACTGTAGACCCAGATACTTGGGGTATGTTAACTTGGGACCAAAACTCTTGGAATGCTCAAGACACTGTTACAGTTTCAATCACGGGACAATCAGCAACTTCTTCCGTTGGTGATGGAACTAACATGGGTGTACCTCAAACAGGATGGGGTGGAACTAATTGGAGTAATGGTGAGTGGGGTCAAGTTAATGATAACGGTGTAACACTTACAGGTTTTGGATTAACATCATCACTAAATGCAGAAGGTTTATTATCTTATACATTAAATGGTTGGGGTAGAAATACTTGGAACTCAGAATCTTGGGGCGATAGTAATAACCCTGTCGTAACTTTAGATGGTCAAAGTTTAACTTCATCTGTCGGTTCATTAGAAGCTTTCAACTTAACCGGTTGGGGCGGAACTGGTTGGAACGTTGGAGAATGGGGAGCAGTAAACGACAACTCAGTTGTATTAACTGGTTTATCAATGACAGCTTCTCTAGGTTCTTTAGAAGCTTACAACGAAGTCGGTTGGGGCCGTGATGGTTGGGGTGAAGAATTATGGGGTCAAGCAAATGACTTTGCTATAATTTTAACAGGTCAGTCTGCAACTTCTTCTGTTGGAGCATTATTACCTGCAGATGTAGAAGGTATTACAGGACAATCAGCTACAGCAAGCGTTGGTGATCCTACAATGATTGGAAACGTTTCTGTTGTTCCAACTGGTCAAGCTGCAACTTCTTCAGTAGGTGCAATAGATCCTGATGGAATTGTACAAGGTCTTACAGGTCAAGCTGGTACATCTGCTGTAGGTTCTTTATCTCCTGCAGATGTAATGGGTATATCAGGAGTTGGAGCTACTGTTTCTTTAGGTAGTACAGACGAAACTTCAAACCCTATTATAATACCAACTGGATTATCTATCTCATCTAGTCTGGGATCATTATCTCCTGCAGATGTAATGGGTTTAACTGGTGTTTCTGCAACAAGTAGTGTAGGATCATTGACACAAGATATTAGTTTAGATATAACACTTGACGGTCAATCTATATCTAGTAATGTAGCAGCATTTGGAACAGCAAAAGGTTTTGGAATACAGGCATATGAAGCTGTTGACACTGGTTCAAATACAACATATAGTGACGTAGCATAGGAGAAAAGAATTATGGCATCGACATACACACCTTTAGGAATTGAACTTCAAGCAACTGGTGAAAACGCCGGTACGTGGGGGACAAAAACTAATACTAACTTACAAATTATCGAACAAGTATCTGGTGGATTCACACAGCAATCAATAGCTGGTGGTGCACAAACAACTACTTTATCAGTTTCTGATGGTTCAACTGGAGCTGTTCTATCTCACAGAATGATAGAATTTACTGGTTCAATTACAGGAAACCAAGTAGTAACAATTCCATTAGACGTTCAAACTTTTTATTTTTTAAGAAACTCAACATCAGGTGCATACACAGTACAATTTAAATATGTATCTGGATCAGGAGATTCTATTACTTTCTCTGCAACAGATAAGGGTGATGCCGTTATATTTGCTGCAGCAGATGATGGAACTAACCCTAATATTGTAACAATCAATACAGGTATTAAATCAGTTGTTGAAGATACTACACCTCAGTTAGGTGGTAATTTAGATACTAATTCACACAACGTTGACATTGATGATGCACACGGAATTAGAGATGAAAACGGAAATGAACAAATTGTTTTTCAAACAACAGCATCAGCAGTAAACCAAATAGATGTAACTAACGCAGCAACAGGTAATGCACCAAGCATAGCTGCAACTGGTGGAGATACTAATATTGATTTCAGTCTTGCTGGAAAAGGTTTAGGAAGAGTAGCTTTAGGTGCTGGTAGTGTACAACAGTTAACAGAAAAAATTACAGTTACTGCTACTGCAGCTACAGGAACAATTAACTTTGACGTAATTACACAACCGGTTTTATATTATACATCTGCATCAACTGGTAACTACACTCTAAATATTAGAGGAGATGGTTCAAATGCTTTAAATGCAATTATGGACACAGGTGAAGCATTGACTATTGTACATTTAGTTACAAACACAGGTACACCATATTATAACAACGCAGTTACAATTGATGGATCAAGTGTAACACCAGAGTGGCAAGGTGGTTCAGCACCTTCAGCTGGAAACGCTAACTCTATAGATTCTTACACTTACACTATCATTAAGACTGGTGATGCTGCTTTCACAGCAATAGCATCTCAAACGCAGTTTGCGTAATAAAGTAGGAGGATAAGACATGCCATTATTAGGAACAAGAGCCGCAGGTTCAGTATACGGATACGGACGTGGAGGCGGACGAGGACCATATGCAATTGAATATATGGTTGCGGCCGGTGGTGGCGGCGGAGGAGCGACATCGGGAGCCGGAGGAGGCGCGGGAGGACTACAAGTTTTTTCTGACGTTGACGTAGCTCCAGATACCCCTTACTCAATTACAATAGGAAGTGGTGGATCAGGAGGATCCAACGCTGTTGGAGGTTCAGGATCTAATTCTTCTTTTGGACCACAGTCATCAACTGCTGGAGGAAGAGGAGCAAATTCAAATTCTAGAAATGGAAGTCCAGGTGGATCTGGCGGAGGATCGGGATCTGCTGGGGGAGGATCTGCAGGATCTGGAATATCAGGTCAAGGAAATTCTGGTGCACAAGGAGCAGGTGGAGGAAAAGGCGGCGGTGCCGGTTATCAATCTCCTGGTCCAGGATACACATACCCAATCAATAGTGGATTTTATTCACGAGGTGGTGGATATGGTAACAACACAGGTTATAACCCACAACCAGCTAACTCGGCACATGGTGGCCCGGGAAGAGGCGCTGGAGGAACGGGTGGATCAGCCGGTTCAGGTATTGTAATTGTTTCTTATGATGGAACAACACAAGTAGGAACAGGTGGATCGGTTTCAACAGGTGGTGGACGAACAATTCACACATTTACTTCTAGTGGAGAGTTTGTTTCATAATGGCACATTTTGCAGAAATAAAACAATCTGATAATAAGGTTTTAAGAGTTGTTGTTTTAGATAACGCTGACATAGACGCTAATGGTGGTGACTATTCAGAAAGTGCTGAACAATACGTAGCAAACAAAATACCTAACGACCCAGGTTATGATGGAGAATACCCAGCAACATATTGGAAACAAACATCATATAACAACAATGCAAGATACAACTATGCAACCGTAGATGGCACTTGGGATAATGCTAATCAAGCTTTTATAGACCCACAACCTTTTGATTCATGGACTCTAAGTGCTAATTTTTTATGGGAGCCACCTGTGGTTTACCCTACATCTGCTGAAATTGATGGTGTTGAAATTCAATTAATATGGAATGAAGCCGATCAAAAATGGCAGTGTTACAAAGATCAAGACCCTTTTCCTATGTATGACTGGAATGCTGTTGACCTTGAATGGACAGCAACAGGCGAAAACTACTCAGTTTAATTGACTAAATAAAACCATTTGCTATAATATGGCAGATGTTTACGAAAGAAATATACTACTACTTTAAGAATGCTTTACCCCCTAGATTATGTGAAGACATAATTAGATTTGGTAATGAGTCTAGTAAAGAAGTAGGAGTCATTGGTATAGAACAAGGTAGAAAAAATGCTATCAGAAAGCTAACCAAAAAAGAAAAAGCAGAGCCTAGAAAAATGAGAAAGTCTACTATTGCATGGTTAGATGATCCTTGGATATACAAAGAAATTCAACCTTATGTAGAGTTAGCTAATCAACAAGCTGGTTGGAATTTTGATTTAACAACAGTAGAAAAAATACAGTTTACTGAGTATCGTCCAGGTCAATTTTATAATTATCATCAAGACAATTTTCATAATGAAGGCTTAACAAGAAAAATATCTATGACTGTTAATCTAAGTAAAGATAGTGACTATGAAGGTGGAGATCTAGTCTTTAAAACAATTGACAGACAAAATCATAATATTATAGAAATAACAGATAAAGAGTTCAGACATCAAGGAACCCTATGTGTATTTCCTTCTTTTGAAGTACACAAAGTATCACCAGTTACAAAAGGTGTAAGGTATTCTTTGGTACTATGGACGTTAGGAGAAAAGTTCAGATGAAAGAAACAAAGTTTACAGAAATTGCATTAGTGCAAAATATTAAATTAAATACTAAAGCTATCGCTAGTGCGATTAATAAGACACCCTCATCATCTATTTTAGATGATACTAGATCCGTTACAAAGACAGATGTTGATGTAGCTGATTATTCTCAGAAGCCATACGGCATGGAGTTTTTTAAAAAAGTAAAATCATCTATACGAGTATTTGCTAAAAAATATAATCATGCAGAGTTACGAGTTACTAACTATTGTTTTATTCGTATGAAAAAAGAAGATCAAGTAGACTACCATAGTTCTTTTGAATCTAACTTTGTAGGTATTTTTTTATTAGAAAAATCTGAAAAAGATCATCATGTTGTATTTTTTAATAATGAAAAAGCAAAAGATGTTAAGGTCAATATGAAACCTGGTGATCTATTATTATTTCCTGCTCATCTATTAAGAAAGTTTCCAAATTTAAAAACAAATAAAATGTACACTTATATAGTATTTGATTTTCATTTAGATAAACCAAGAATGTATGACGAAGAATAGTTTTGAAAAAGAAGGTTTTCTAGTAATTAAGAAAGCAATCTCCACAGAATTAGCTAAGTTTTGTTTTGATTACTTTAACTTAAAAAGAAAGGTAACATCTAAACTCTTTGAAGACAGAGAGATATCTCCTTATACTAAATTTTTAGGACACTGGGCAGATCAACAAGTTCCTAAAACATACTCACATTATTCAGATTTAGTTATGGAAACTCTTTTATTAAAATGTAGAAAGATATTAGAGAAAGAAACTAAATTAAAATTAATTGAAAATTACTCTTACGCAAGGATCTATAAAAAGTTTGATACTTTGTTCAGACATAAAGATAGACCTGAATGTGAAATATCTTGCACCATGAATTTAGGAGGCGACCCTTGGGCTATATATGTAAAGAATAAAAAACAACATAAGATAATGTTAGCTCCAGGTGATCTAATTATCTATAGAGGCTGTGATCTAGAGCACTGGAGAGATGTGTTTACTGGTGATAACTGCACACAAGTTTTTCTACACTATAGTCCTAAAAATAAAAAAGACATAAATAAGACAAAATATGATGGTAGACCTTTCATAGGATTACCTGAATTTTATAAAGGCAAAAAATGATTTCGCTGTATATTCACTCTAGTCACGATGGATCCGTGACTTGCATAAAAGATAAACGTATATTGTTTCATCACCAGATAGATAGATTTAATAAATTTAAACACACCTCTATGCCTCATCTTGCTTTCTTTAAAAAACTTTTAGAACTAAATCAAAAAGTAGACAAGGTTGTATTTACGTTTTTTATAAAAGATAACGCAACTGTCATTTGGGAAAAGTACCTAAAACGATTAAGAATAATTGATAAGTCAACAGAAGTTATTTATGTTATTGACAAACACCATATCTATCACGCATCGTGTGCTAAACTTTTTCACCCCTACGCAGATTATTTTTTAGTTTGGGACAGAGAAGGTATGACTAACAAAAATAACGAAACAGAACAAGAGACCGTGTATAACAATAAGTTTACTAAAATATATTCTAATGTAAGAAAAGGTGATGGGTCCAATATTGGTTTGGGCAGAAGGTATGATGCAGCTACCATAGCCTGTGGTTTTAATGATTTTGAAGAAGGTAAGACAATGGCACTAGCACAATACAAAAGACCGGGTGCTGCTTTCTTTGAACAGAGAAGGTTGGAAAAAAAGAGTCTAGTTTTATTACAAACATTAGAGATGTTACATTTTAAAAAAGGAGACACTGTTTGCTTAACAGGAGGAGTTACACAAAACGTAATTAATAATTCTAATTTAAAAAATAAATTAAAAGATATTAAGATTGTAGCAGACCCTTTCAATGGTGACTTCGGTATATCCTTAGGCGCTGCTGCTTACCATGAAAACTTACATAAAATTTATATGCCAATTAAAAGTATATATACAGGTCTAGAAACTAAAATAGATATTAGTAGATTTGATAAATACAATAAAAAGAAAGTTGAGTACAAAGAAGTTTGTGATGTGTTACAAAAAGAACCTGTTGCTATCTTTCAATCTAAATCTGAACAAGGTCAAAGAGGTTTAGGAAACCGATCATTACTATTAGATATAAATGCTAAAGATGCTATTAAAAAAATAAACGCAATAAAAAAGAGAGAATGGTTTAGACCCTTTGCTTGTTCTATTTATGAAAGAGATGCTTCGACTTGGTTTGATACTAAAGGTGAATTATCTCCTTATATGATGTTTACATACAAATCAAAAAAACCAAAGCTTACTAAAAACGTTTGTTGTGTAAACAACACGAGTAGAATACAAACAGTAAATCAATATTCAAACTTTGGTCTGACTTGTTTACTAAGAACAAATAAAAAATTTTACAACAGACCTTTGTTATTAAACACTAGTTTAAATCTACCTGGCCACACTTTAGTAGAAACCATAGATGATCTTTTATATATGTTTGAAACAACACCTTTGAACTATATTTATTTTCCAGAAGAACACACACTAATAAGTAAAAATGATATTTAAAACAAAAGTAAAAGAACACAGTTCGATAAAAGATAAGCTAGTAAAAGCAATAGAAAATGCTGAAGGAGAAGCATATGAGTCTATTGAAAAAACTGACTGGCATTTACAAAATGTACCAAGAGAGTACATGCATATAGCAGTGCCGATACTTAAACCCTATATACGAGAGCTAATAAAACATTTGTACAAAGAACACCATGATATAATAAAAGCTAATCTAAGTAATTCTTGGTATCAGATATATAAGAAAAACTCTCAACATACTTGGCATACACATACTAAAACTCAATTAGCTAACGTGTATCTTATAGAGTTACCTGAAAAGAAATATGCTACAAAATTTTTAAACCATAAAACAGTTAATCTAGAAGAAGGCGATATACTGACTTTTCCATCGTGGTATCTACATTCTTCACCTATTATTAAATCAAATAAAAGAAAAATAATTATTGCATATAACTTAGATATGGAGTGCTTAATATGATGTGGCCAACTATCTGTATAGATAACTTCTTTAATAATCCTAAACAAGTTTTAGAATATTCAAAGACTTTAAAATATACACCAGCTGAGAAAGGTAACTGGCCAGGTGTAAGATCAAAAGCTATACATGAGATAGACAACGATTTCTATACTCACATAGCAACTAAAATGATAGCAGCATTATACCCTAACGAGTGGCAAGATATAGGTTGGTTAGCTAATAGTTATTTTCAAAAGATAGATTCTAGATGGAGAGGACCAGGTTGGGTACATAAAGATGTTCATCAACAGTTTTCATCTATTATTTATTTAAGTGGCGATACTAGTTGTGGCACTTCTTTGTATAAAGAAAACACACATGAAACAGTCCCTCTAGTAAACAATATGAAGACGTCTTCTAATTTAAAACCGTCTAAGATGAAGACTGCAGAATATAAAAAAGAATTAGAAAAACATAACAATAAGTTTACAAAAACAGTTTCGTTTAACTCTGAAATAAATAGATGTATTATGTTTGATTCTTATCAATACCATGCAGTAGACAATTTTAATAAAGACGATGATAATGAGAGAGTAACTATAATAACTTTTTTCAATAGTATTTTTAGACATGATGGTAAACCTTTGAATCCACATGCCGGGGAGAGTTCTAGAATATGAATCTAACATACTGGTTTCCAACTGTACTAGGAGAATCAACTATGCCTAATGCAGACAAAGAATATAAAAAACTAAAACCACACATAGAGAAGATTGTAAAAAAATCTGGTAAATGTTTTAATTACTACCCTATTCACAAAGATAAAAAATTTAAAAACATAAATGACTTTGTTTTAAAAGAAACAACAGAGTATGCTAAAGCACACAGCTTTGATGCACCCACAATACAAGAGTCATGGTTTAATAACTATAAACCTGGAGACATTAACGATCCACATACACACGCAGGTTCGCATCTAACTGCAGTATATTATTTAGTAGGTGAAAAAGATGATTCAGCTTTATTGATATACAGTCCAGTTCCGACAGACATGTCTAACCCTAGTAAAAAAACAGTCACTGATCCACACAATAGAAGCAATCCTTTGACATCAGAAACATGTATCATAAAACCATCTAATGGGTTCTTGTGCATCTTCAGAAGTTTTATTACTCACCAGGTCCCATTAAAAGTAAATAAATCACCAAGGATATCTTTAACCTACACATTCAATGTTTAAACATTTTACAAAACATTTAAAGAGTGTTCGATATCCCAAGAAACAGGAAACATGGGACGTATCAGGTATACTAGGAAACGAAAGATATAACTTTGATATAAGAAAACTAGATGAACCACAGAAATTTACGACTGCAACTAAAGCTACTAAGCTGGTGTTTGATCTACCTACTAAATTTGTTATTGTAGATTCACAAGAACTACATGCTTACATATTTAAAAATAAGATAAACTATCTTATACTAGATGACATAGTAAAAGAACTAGAATGGAATATAATATTAGATAAATGATTAAGTTAAATAAATGTATAAAAAGTAAAGTATTAAAGTCCTTCTTTTATCTAGAAGGTAACATAAAAATAAACAGTCAGTATTTTATTGAGAAAATAAAACAAGGGTGTAGTCAAGAAGACAACTTAAATGGCCAGACTAATATTAAAGGTAATCAAACTTCATGGAAATATTTTAATGATGACCCTGCATTTTTAAATGCAATAGATGAAATAATTACTTGTTTAGATAAAAATGTAGACCTACCTTCATACGAGCTTAAAGACTCTTGGGGTTTTAATCTAGGATATGGGGGTAAAACAGAGGAACACAACCACATACCACACCTATGGTCTGGTGCACTGTATCTAAATAGCCATAACCAAACCTTAGATTTTAATGAGATAAAAAGAAAAGTTAAACCGGAACCGGGGAACTTTGTTTTGTTCTCAGCTTTTTTAAAACACAAGTGTAATCAGAATAGAAGTAAAGATGTTAAGTGGGGAATTAGCTTTAATTTAAGTCCAAGATAAGATATAATAAATTATGTTTAGAAAGAAAATAACGATACAGTATAAGGACCCGTTTGATTATAAGATAATTAAAGATATGTTTAAGGTCATTCCTAAAAACTATCCTCCTTACTTTGGTGCAATACCTAAGACAATGTTTAATCCTTTTACGGGACATGCAAGACCAGATCAAAAAACAATAAAGAGTTGTTCAGGTTTTATAAACTTATACAAAAGATCTATCTTAGTATCTTCTCCTTTTGATATTTATTTAGAGTTTGATGAGAACAGAATAATAACAGAAGAGATAGGAAAAACAGGTTGGAAGATAACTACTCAACAAAATAACGCACAGTTATTAAATTATGCAAACAGTAAAAACTATAAATTTTTAATAAAACTAGAACTACCTATCTATTTAAAAAGTGATGCATCAATAGTTATGTTAGACTCTTTCTATCATTTTAATAAATACGAAATTATACCAGGTATAATTAATAAGAAGTATGAGTCGATAATATCTTTTTTTATGCCTGTAAAAAAACGACAGACAGAACTATATATAAAGCAAGGAGACCCTTTGTTTTTAATAGTGCCTATGTGTGAGGATAAAATAAAACTTAAGATAAAAAAGAATAATAATGTATCTACACAAAACACAACACTTACTTTCTCTTCTTTAAAAGAATTTGTAATGGATAAACTTACATGATAAAAATTCAAAAGAATTTTTTAGATACAGATGTATTACAAAATATAAACAATGCAGTAATGCAGACTACCTTTCCTTGGTATTATTCCGGTATTACAAACGCAGAAGATAAGAACAAGCAGTTCTACCATACCTTTTATCACAACAATCATATTAACAGTGAATACTATGACTTAGTTAGACCTATATTAATTAAACTAAAGCCAGTAGTGATTATGAGAATTAAATTAAACTTATTGTTAAAGACACCTAAAATTATAGAACATGATGATCATACTGATGTAGACTCTAAAAGTATTACTTCATCTATACTTTATTTAAATACCAATAATGGTTATACTAGATTTAAAAATAGAAAGATAATATCAGAGGAAAACAAGTTAGTTACTTTTCCTTCAGCTGTAAAACATCATGGGACGACATGTACTGATGCAGAGGAAAGACTGGTATTAAATATAATGTATGTCAGATAAAAAAATAAACTACGAATACTTTTACTTTGGACCTTTTCTATATAGAGTAAAATTATTAAACAAAGAAATAGATCAGATAAAAAAACTTTGTACGCAAAAGAAAGATATACGAAAGACTTTAGCTGGTTTAATAAAAAAAGAGTTTGAAGTAGATAGTAAAAAACTATACCCAATAATATCACCTTATTTACAAAGCTATATACAAGCAGCTCAGCAACACTGGGGCACTTACCATGGACACAAAACAGAGTTAATAAGTAGTTGGGTTAATTACATGACTAAGTATGAGTCTAATCCTATTCATGGACATAGCTATGATCTGTCTTTTGTATTATATACAGAGATACCATCTGGATTAAAAAAAGAAGCTGAAGATACAGTAAGTAATAACACTAAACCTGGTGTTATAAATTTTGTAAATAAATTACAACAACACAGATATGAATTAAATGTTCAGTCTTTTATTCCAGAAGTCGGAGATATGTTTATTTTTCCAGGCACTTTGTATCATTTTGTTAACAGTTTTCAAAGCGAAGGAGAGAGAGTATCTGTATCTGGCAACGTAAAAGTGGTTTGATTCCCCTATAAAAACAAGATATAGTGCCAAATTATGTTACAGAAAATAGGCTTTCAACCAGGTATAAATAAACAAATCACACCCACAGGGGCAGAAGGCCAGTGGATAGACTGTGATAACGTTAGATTTAGGTATGGTATACCTGAGAAAATAGGTGGTTGGAATCAACTAGGACAATTAAATTCAAACGAATTAACAGGTGCAGCTAGGGGTTTGCACCATTTTGTAAATACGGCCGGTAGAAGGTATGCTATAATAGGCACTAATAGAATACTATATGCTTTTTCTGGTAACGTATTTTATGACATACACCCTATAAAAAGCACTACAACTCTTACAAGTGCTTTTACTACTACAAATGGATCAACTTCAGTCACTATAACTTTTTCTACAGCTCACAATATAAACCCACAAGATATTGTGTTGTTAGATAATTTCTCATCTATTACTGGTTCTAACTATACTGCTTCTGATTTTGATGATAAAAAATTTATGGTTACTTCTGTTCCTAGTGGAACAACAATAACTATTACAATGCCATCTGCAGAATCAGGATCTGGTGCAACAGCATCTGGTGGTATTAGAGTACAGCATTACTATCCAGTTGGAACTCCAGTTCAAGAAAAAGGATTTGGTTGGGGCCTAGGAACTTTTGGTGGTGTAGCTAATGGAGCTGTTACAACTACTTTGGATGGTGCAATAGATGCTTCAACAACAACTATAGTATTAACAAATGCATCACAGTTTCCATCTACAGGAACTAATTTTATTTTAATCGGAACAGAGATGATACAATACACGGGTATTAGCACTAACACTTTAACAGGTGTAACTAGAGCAGCTAGAGGAACTACAGCTGCAACTCACAGTGATGGTGTTACTGTTACTAACGCTACAGATTATGCAGCATGGAATGAACAAACAGAAGAAGGTCTAGCTTTAGATCCAGGTATGTGGTCATTAGATAATTTTGGAGATAAAGCAATTTGTTTAATTCATGATGGTGCGTGTTTTGAATGGGACTCTAGTGCAGGTAATGCAACAACTACAAGAGCAACAATTATATCGGGTGCACCAACAGCATCAAGACACATGGTTGTATCTACACCGGATCGTCACTTAGTTTTCTTTGGAACAGAAACAACAATCGGAGATGCGTCTACACAAGACGATATGTTTATTAGATTCTCTGATCAAGAAAATATTAATTCGTATACACCTACGGCAACGAACACTGCAGGTACACAAAGACTTGCAGATGGATCTAAAATTATGGGAGCTATAAGAGGTAGAGATGCAATCTATCTTTGGACTGACACAGCATTATTCACTATGAGATTTGTTGGTCAACCGTTTACATTTGCATTTGCACAAGTAGGCACTAACTGTGGACTTGTTGGACAGAATGCATGTGTAGAAGTAGATGGCGCTGCGTATTGGATGTCAGAGAATGGTTTTTTTAGATATGCTGGTAAATTAGAATCGTTACCGTGTTTGGTAGAAGACCATGTTTATGATAATATAAACTTAGTATCGGGTAATCAAATGGTTTCTGCAGGTGTAAACAATTTGTTTGGTGAGGTTATTTGGTTTTACCCATCAACAACATCTGACGTTATTGATAAACAAGTAGCTTTTAATTATTTTGATTCTTCCTCAGAAAGACCAGTATGGACTGTTGGAACATTAGCTAGAACAATGTGGAGAGACTCTGCTGTATTTAATAAACCACATGCAACAGAATATAGTGCAGGCAATGATTCATCGTTTGATGTTGTAGGTAACACAGAAGGTAGAACTTCATACTATGAACATGAAACAGGGACCGATCAAAATAAAAACGGAACTATAACTGCAGTTACTTCAAACATATCTTCTGGTGATTATGACATTACACAAGGAAGAACAATACAAGGTAAGTCTTCTGGCCTTGCAGATTTTAGAGGAGACGGTGAACACTTAATGAAGATAAGAAGATTTGTTCCTGACTTTATATCACAGACTGGAACAACTAGAGTTACATTACAATTAAAAAATTATCCAAATAGTTCACAAGCTGGTTCACCTCTTGGACCTTTTGATATTACAACATCTACAACAAAAGTAGATACAAGAGCTAGGGCTAGAGCAGTTGCATTAAAAATAGAAAACACAGCTGCTGATCAAAGCTGGAAACTAGGAACATTTAGATTAGACGTACAACCAGACGGGAGAAGATAATGGCAAAGATTTCACAGGTAATAACTAGACCAGCAAAAGAATACGACTACACTGTAGCTGAAGCACAGACTAGAGATCTAGATGGTATAGTTGAAAAATTAAATACTACATATCAACAAGACTTAAAAGATGAGGTAGAAGCGTTTAACTTCTTTTTAAATTAATGGCTAATAGTTTTATAAATAAAAAAGCAGATCTATCTACTACAGACCTAACAACTCTATACACTGTTCCAGCAGCAAGAACGGCAGTAATTAAGTCAATTTTAGTATCTGAGGACGCTGGATCAGGGACCACAATATCTGTGACTTTAGTCAATGCTTCTGACGCTATATTTAGTTTATTTAAAACTAAGGCAATTGCATCAAATGCAACAGTGGAACTGCTCACACAACCCCTGATAATACAGGAAAATGAATCATTGAAAGTTCAGGCAGCAGATGCTAATGAGTTACATGTAGTAGCTTCTATACTAGAAATACAACCAAGAGAGGTAACAACGTAATGACTATAATGGTACTAAAACCAAAAGATATTAAAACAACAATAAAGAATAAAAAAACTGGTGAGGTCTATGATAATGAAGAGGCTTTAAAATCAGCAAATATTCCAGATGAAGATGTCCAAAGAGACGTTACTGTAATAATGCCTAGTTTAGATTTAGCAGGAAAAACAAAATGAGCATAATGCAATTAGTAAAAAAGAAAAAGGGTAAGAAAAGACCAGGTTACAGAGGACCAGGCGGTTACCAGGGAGGAGCTACAAATCAAGGTGGCGCCGGTAATCCAGGGGACGGTACACCAGCAGGAGGACAAGGGGACGGTAACTATACTGGACCAGAAAGTTTTACAACTCCGGAACAAGATTTAAATCAAAAAAATGTAGTAAGAGAAGGTAGAATTAACGCTATTGAAGAACTTATTGATAGACCTACGTTTGCTTTAGATGGGTCTGGTAAATATGGATTAGGTAGTCTTATTACTGGTGCATTAGGATTAATAAATCCTGTAGCTGGTTTGATCGGAAGAGGTATTTCAGCAATACCAAATACATTTAATACGTTTAGACAATCAGATACTTTAGCAGATTTTTTTAATACTATGAGAGGTAACAATCTCCCTGTAGGAGTTGTAGACGAAGAGGATAAAGAAGAAATAATAAACCCTAATATTGACTTACCTTTTGTACCAACAACTGAAACTCCAGAAACATTTGATTATAGTAACAATATGTCAGTTGGAAGATTCAGTCCTTTTGTAAATATTAATCCAAATAATATAACAGGGGCTAGTAGAAATATGATTGATGCAAATCAAATGTCAGACTATTTTAATAACCAACAATATATGGATGGTGGCATTGTAGATTTGGTCGATATATATGATTGATTATAGGAGAAAAAGTCTATAAAAAGGATAAACTATGGCAATTTCAAGAATGGATATGGAAAGACAACTTAGAGCTGGTGGTGGTATTATGACACTAGACGAGCCAAGACAAGGGTATTTTTTAGGTAAAATTGTAAAAAAAGCTAAGAGAGCTGTTAAAAAAGTAACTAAATCACCTTTAGGTAAAGCAGCGCTAGCAGGTGCAGCTATCTATGGATTAGGTGGTGGTACAGCTTTTGGTAGAGGACTACCATTTTTAAAATCTGGTGGTGGTTTTAGTCTAGCTAATTTAGGATCTAATTTAGGTATTGGAAGTATTACAAAAGGTATAAGAGGTCAACCAACAGGTTTTTCTTTTGACGGACCATTAGCTGGTTTGTTTTCTAAAGGTGGTAAATTTAGTTTAGGTAGAACTGCGCTTACAGGTTTAGGTGCTACAGCTTTAGCTGCTCCATTTTTAATGGGTGGTGGTGACGACGAAGAAGTAGATGAAGGTGTTGATGTTTCAGGTATACAACCAATGGTACAAGATATTAGAAATCAAGCTAAAGCATATTATCAAGACCCTACAAAATCTGCATTATATTTCATGCCTCAGAAATCAGCTGTACAAAGTTCTTTCTACGCTGCTGGTGGTGGCTTAGCTGACATACCAAGAGAAGGGTATGATGAAGGTAAAATGGTATTAGGTGAAGGCTTTAAATCATTAAATAAAATGGCTATAGATATGTTTGGAAAACCAGTAAGAGAATTAAACAAAGATCAAATGGAACAATTAAGAGAAGAATTTAATATATCAAAAGGTATTACAGAAGCTAAAGATGGTGGTATCATGGATCTAGGTGGTCTAGAAAAAGACTATAGAGAAGGTGGTTTTGTACCACTAGGAGCTGAGGAAAGAGCTGACGATGTGCCAGCTAGACTTAGTAAAAACGAATTTGTATTTACAGCAGACGCTGTAAGAAATGCAGGAGGAGGAGACATTGATAAAGGTGCAGAGGTTATGCAGAATATGATGGACAATCTAGAAGCTGGTGGTAGTATATCAGAAGAATCCCAGGGTATGGAAAATCCTGCACAAGAAATGTTTGATCAAGCACAAATGATGGAGAGTAGAATAGCATAATGGCATTACCAGATTATTTACAAGAAGCAGGAAAAGATTTTGCCAAGCAGCTGACGGCTGCTACATCCGCACCTATTAATACAGATGCGTTTACTGGCAGAGCTTTTGTTGCAGGAGAAGACCCTTTACAATCACAAGCAATTAATCTTGCTACACAAGGTATTGGTTCGTATCAACCATTCTTAACACAAGCACAAGCACTAACGGGACCTGGAGCGGGGACCGGGGTAGGATCTGTTGCATCATTTATGTCACCATATCAATCAGGTGTTATTGATGAAACTTTAAGACAGTTTGATTTATCAAGAACTACAGGTCGACAACAAATTATGGACGACGCATACTCTACTGGAAATTTTGGTGGTGGTAGAGAAGGAGCATTATTAGGACAATACGATGCTGATTCACTAGCAAACAGAACAGGTCTTCAAGCACAATTATTACAACAAGGTTTTCAAAATGCGCAAGCACAAAGAGCACAAGATTTACAAAATCAATTTGCATTATCTAATTTCCAAAGAGCTGGTATAGCTGGCGACGTAGGAAACTTAGGTCAACTAGGTGCATTTAGACAAGGATTAGATCAATCGAATTTACAAGCAGACGCACAAGCTGCACAAGCTAGAGCTTATGAACCTTTTCAAAGATTATCTCAATATGGTTCAGGAATTACTAGTTTAGCTGGTGGTGTGGGAGGACAACAATTCCAAACACCTGCAACTCCTAGTCCATTTTCAACAGCTCTAAGTACAGCATTAGGTATTGGCGGATTGTTTGGAAAATTTAGATAGGAGAGAACATGGCAGGTTCAAAAAAGAAAATTAGTTTTGGTAGTAGAGCAAATAAATTATTAAATCCGTTTGCAAAAGATTCTACAATAATGGATAGAATCGGTGCAGCTTCTACGGACTCAATTTTAATTCCGTTAATTTCATCATTGTTTAAAGATGGTGGTAGAGTAAGAGGATGCGGTATTGCTAAACGTGGGTTTGGAAAAGCAATGAAAGGTAAAAAGAAATGAGACCTTTAAATAGACCAATGTTTAGATATGGTGGCCCTATTAAAGAAGGGATCATGAGTGGTATAAAAGAAAAAAATACTATCGCAGGTGGTAATCAAGTAGGTACACCTATGGGTAATAGAACTGGTTTTGCAGATCCAAGAAAAAGACTTTTAACTCTCATACCTGGTTTTACTAAACAATATAATAAAGGTATTGCTAATCTTAAAAAAATACCTGGGTTTTTAAAAAGTAAATTAGGTAAAACTGTTAGTGCAAATACCGGTAAAGAAATTACTAGTACAGTAGGTGGCACTGCAGGTACAAAATTTATACCAAACTATTTAGGAAGAGATCCTGGAGTAAGAGCTATTGGAAGTCTTTATCGAGCTGCAACAGGTGATAAAGCAAAAGGAGTAATTGGTAAAGCAGCATCAACTGCTGTTTCTCCTACGGGTGCACTTACAATCGGTGCTTTCACAGATGCATTACCAGGTGGTAATCCTTTATTTGGTACAAGAAATATACTTGGTCAAAAATTTGATAAAGAAACTGGTATTAAAACTGAAGGATTATTTGGTAGAGATCTACCTGCTAAACAACAATTAGAAGATCAAAGAAAAGAAGCAGAGATACAAAAAGCAGCTGCTGCTCTTGCAGCAGAACAAGCTGCTGCTGCTGAAGCTGCTGGTGATACAGGCAATAAACAAGAAAAAATGTCTCCTGAATTATTTGAAGATAGAAAAAAATATTATTATAAACTTATGGGTCTAGACAATATGAAAAAAGATGACATCTATGATTCATTAATAGACGCAAGTAAAATTGTACAAGAAGAAGGTGCAGATCTTAAAGGAGCACTTAGATCAGGTACTTTACAATCAAGAATTATAGACGCTGTATCTAAAAACTTAGATGATTCTGAAAAACTAAAAAGACAAATCGATGCTGCTGTTCTTAAAGGTGAGATTGAAAAAGATGTTTATCAATCAAAACCATCAAGCTCTGAACAATTAATAACAGCTCTTTCAGAATCAGGTGGCTTATCTGAAAAAGAAGTTGCAAGATCTAGATTAGGTCTACCTATAAACGTATCTCAAGCTATTCAAACTGCATCGGTTGCTAAAAAAGGAGCTCCATTAACTCACAATGATATTGTATTAGCAGCTACAAACTATGCAGCTCTTGATAACAAAAAAATACAAGAACAATTAGACTCAGATCAAGTTGACGAAAAAATAGGTAGTGGCAAAGAATTTGCTAACGAACTAGCTTTTGTAGAATCAATATTAGGTGCTAATCCAGATCCTAAAACAGATGATGGATTTTACATTGTTGGAACTAAATTAATAGAGGTAGTCAAAGGTAAACCTATACCTCGTAATTAGGAGATACTGTGAGTACCAGAAGAAGCATACAAGATGTTTTAGGGACTACATCTCCCCTTGATAATAATCAAAGAGTTGGAACAATTGAATCAATACTATCCGGTGTTGCGTCAGGTCTTATTGCAATACCAAAAGGATTTTTTTCTTTGGGTGCAACACTTATGGATCTTGGTGTTAACAGCGGTAAAGCAGCTCAGGTAGAACAGTTCTTTGATGATCTTACAGAGTTTGATGAAAAGGCACAAGCAACTACAGCCGGTAGAATTACAGAAGCATTAGTTAATATAGGATTGCCTGCAGCAAGAGGTTTTAAGATAGCTTCTAAAATGGCAGATGATGCTATGCGTGCTGGTAGAAACAATAAATATTTTAAAGCTTCTAGTCCAGGTCTTAAAAAAGGTTTAGATGATGCATTAGAATTAAATGCTAAAGGTAAGACAAATAAATTTATTGCAGGTACGTTAGGTGGTGGACTTGCTGAAGCTGTATTTGTAGGTGACGTAGAAAAACTAGGTACCTTTGGAGATTTGGTAGGTGGTCCTACTGAAGTAAACCGATCTACCGATGATGATGCAACTAGAGAATTATTAAACAGAGTTAAGTTTGGTGTAGAAGGTGCGTTATTCACAGGTATCATAGGTGGTACAGGTAAAGTAATTAAAAGACTAACTGATCGAACAAAACAATTAGATGTTGCAAACTCTAAACTAGATGCATTTATAGATAAGATTGCATCAGGGTTCAGGGCCCGAAGTGGTAAGACTCCAGAGTTTTTTGGTATAGAAAGATTGTCTGTTGGTGAAAGAGCTGCAGATGCTGCAGGTGCAAGAAACATATCTAGAGAACTAGATCAAGCTATAGATAAAGTATTTCCACCTTTAAGAACTGTAATGAATAAAGCAGATGCAGAAAAAAGAAAACAAATGCTTACACAAGTAAATGATTTGATGTTATCTGGTAAGGCTGAGCTTGACGATCAAGGTGTTGCAACATTTGGTAAATTAGATGAAGCAAAGAAAAAAGCTTTAGTAGATAAACTACAAGACATGAAAGTAGACGATCAAGTTATTACAGATATACTTGGTAGTCTTTCTACCATAAGGGGTAGATGGGCTGACTTGTTTTCTAAATTAGGAAGATCATTAGGACAAAACGAAATAAAAGAATTTAAAACTTTATTTGGTAATAAGTTTAAAAACTACATTGGTTCTACTTATGAAATATTTCAAAACCAAAGTATCTTTCCTTGGGTTAGATACAAGCCGACTGCTGAAGCTATAGACGAAGCTAAAGAAGTATTCAAATCTAGTGCTAAAGAAGCTGGTGAAGAGATGACAGATCTTCAAGCAGAACAGGCTGTAACAAGAGTTTTAAAAACTGCAAGACTACCAAAAGGTATTAGAATGGACAAACCATCTGATGCTATCTTTGAAGTACCTGGATTTTTTGTAAACAGAACTACATTAGATGAGGTTGTAACAGACAGAGGATCTGCATTAGTATCTGCAGGTGCAATTAAAGAAGCTGATAGAAAAGTATTTGAAAAACTTTTAGGTAAACAACAAAATCCTATGCAAACTATAT